CTTTTCCCACATATCAAGTATTTCTTGTATATCCATAATATAACTTCCTTCATAATATATAACTTATTTATATGTGTTTAAAATGGTGAGACTGCCGTTATCCGATGATTGGTCGGGTGGACTCATGTCTCATAAACTGGCAGAGGTACAAGGATTTGAACCTTGAATGCTGGAGTCAAAGTCCAGAGTGTTACCATTACACTATACCTCAATAAAACTTGGTACCGCTCCCCAGATTCGAACTGGGACTGAATGAGGTCTAAGCTCATCGCCTCTGCCAGTTGGGCTAGAGCGGCAATAAAAATGGTGGTGCCGAATGAGAGATTTGAACTCCCGACCTACTGATTACAAATCAGTTGCACTACCACTGTGCTAATTCGGCTTGGGGTGTCGTATGAGAATCGAACTCATATTAACGGAATCACAATCCGTGGTACTAACCGTTATACTAACAACACCATAAACTGGTCAGGGATCTAGGATTTGAACCTAGGACGATAAGTTCCAAACCTATCATGTTACCAAACTACACCAATCCCTGAATAAATTGGAGGAAGGAGGAGGAGTCGAACCCCAATCCCGCAAAGGATACCTTGTGTTCAAAACAAGTCGCAGGACCAACCCCGCTGCATCACCTTCCATAAACTAAAAAACCCCTCTTTGATATTATCTCCGAGGGGTTTATAAAACTGTTTTGAATATTTAAATTATTCTAAACCATTGCTTCCCTCGTCTTTTATTTGACGTATCGATCTAACCGTACTCGGTTGCGATTGTGTGAGAGATTGTAGGTTTATGTTATTCATGTCTTTACTTATATGGTTTATACTATGTATTATACACCATTTTTCAAAAAAGTCAACGGTTAATTTTAAACTATTTCAAAATAACTATAACTGAATGATACAACTGCGGTAAGGTATTCAACATCTGTTGTGGTGATGTCAAATGGTAATGAAGAAAGTGTTGTTGGATATGCATCAATAAATCTAATTTGCTTAGTTACATTGTTCGCACTCGATAAGATGTTAAGTGTTAAATCTCTCACATTATCAGAGCTGTTGTTATCATCAACTTGATTATATAACCAATCATATATCTCTTTGTAATTGATTAAATCTTCATCAACTAAGAATGAACAATCGAATTGGCCGTATTCAATCTTATCTGCAGCGATTGCAATAGATCTACTTGGAGTATGATAAGGTGCCCCATTAACGGATACGTCAGGCAATATCATTGTCTGTACGGTGAATTCAGCGGTTGGATAAACTACAGTATCTAACTGTAGTACGAATGATGTTGGGTTTAGGAAGTTTGTGCTCATACAATCTATTTATAGGGATTCAATTTACATCAGACGATAAAAAAGCCCCCGAAAGGGGGCTTTTATCATTCAGTTATTACAGGTTAGTAATAGTGAATGTGCGGTAGTATACGTTTGAATCTGCAGCATTCGAAGTGAATGGATTAGCAGTCATGCCGTAACGAGTTTTAAAACCAATACGTGGTTGGAAATCATTCTCGCCAACAGTCTTCATCATAGATAAAGGAACGTATGGACAGTAGAAGATACCAGCATCGTAAGAGTTAGTACCCTTATAACCAACAGTAACGTAGTCTGAAGTTGCAAAAGGGTCAACATATAACTTGATGCCACCGTTAAGTGTACCAACGAATAAGTTACCAGTTACATCAGCAAGAGAAACGTTTGCAGTGTTACCATACTGAACATTACCTGTAGCATTTAATGCTGCAGCAACGTTAGAAGAGATAATCGCAAAGTTACCTTTACCACGACGAGTAGCGATTGCAATTGCATTAGCTTCTTTGTCAATGTGAGTAATAAGGTTCTTGTAGATTTCAACTTCCCAACGACCACCAGATGAACCACCAACAGCAGCATCAAAGTTTGCACCAGGTACAGCAGCAGTATTCATAGTTTGAATCATTTCACGGTTGATCTCGCCTAAGATCTCAGTAGAAAGGATTGAAGCTAATTCAGACTCAGCATTAAGACCATGTACAGCTTTAAGGTCTTGAGCTAATTCCATTGTGTAGTTAGCCTTTAATTGACGAGACTCAGCAGTTACTGTAGACTTTTCAATTGAGAAACCCATTTCAGCAAAAGTAGAACCTTCAGCAGTAGCTGTAGACATCTTACCTGAGAATGAAGTGTTAGGCTCATTGAACAATGCTTCAGTTGGAGCAGTAGATGATGTGCCGTCTGCATAGTTTGACTTCATAGCGAAGATCAAGCCAGTAGGACCTTTCATAGGTTGTACACCAGCTACGTCAAACGCTAAAAGGTTTGGAGTAGAACGACGTACTAAAGAAATCATAACTGGATCCCAGTTGTTGATTGCACCAGTTGCGTCTGAACCGCCAGCTACTGATTGCTCTTTAAGAGAGATTTCTTGGTTCTCAAGAACGATTGCTGTAACAGCACGTTTATGAGAGTCTGTGATTGAACCAGCGTCAGCTGCTTCTAATACAGGATTCCACTTTTCCTGTAGTTGTGTTGCATTTAATTCCATTTGATATTCTCCTATTTAGAATTATTTAAGTTTTGACATTGCATCAAGGTACGAAGCCATATCGCTTGTAACTTGTGTGTCATCTTTGGTGTCTTCAGTAATAGCGTCAATTTCTTCAGCTACTACTTCTTTGTCGTCTTTCGTAAGGTAAGACTCTTTAATTGTTGCAACTTTAGATGCAAACTCTTCTAAATCAGCAGCGTCAATAGACTCTGTCAATTCTTTAAGTTTAGCAGCTTCAGTAGCGGCAAGACCTTCACTAGCTTCAGTAACAATTGCAGCCATCTCGAAAGATTTAACTTTCTCTGATAACTCAACATTTGCTGCAGTAGCTGTATTTAGTTGATCCTTAGCATCAGATACTTCTTCAGTTAAAGCGTCAACGATCTCAACTTTATCTTCTGGTACATTGATGTAATGCTCAGTAAACACACCGTGCATAGCATTGATAAATGATTCTGTGATTTCTGATTTTAATCCGTGCTCAATTGCAACTTCGTTATCAGTCATCCAGTTCTCAACTACGTAGTTAAGGTAACCATCAACTTTATCAACTAAATCTTCTTTAATTGCTGTAACTTCTTCAGTCAAATCAGACGCATAACGCTCTTCTAATTGTACTGTTGCTGTTGCAACTTTATTTTGTAAAGCAGCTTCAAAGATTGTACCAGCTTTTGCCTTAAAACCTTCTGATAAAGACTCTTCGCCTTTAACTAAAGCATCAAGATCTTCTTTAAAAGTTTCTTCTTTCTGAACTTTCTTAGCTGATTCTTTCTTCTCAGTTTCTACTTCACCTTCTTCGTCATCACCTTCTTCGTCTTCATCTTCATATTCATCTTCCGATTCAACTTTAGCTTTCGCCTTAGCTTTCTCAGCAGCTTCAAAGATTGCATCTAATTCATCTTTATTCATTTCTTGTAAAGATGCATTAATTGCAGATATCGTACGAGCTTCTGTTAAGGGAGCTTCTACTTCTGTATTAGTTTCCTCAACAATAACCTCTTCAGTAATGTCTTTAATTTCTTCATTTGACATATTATTTACTCCTGTTAGAGTTATAGTTTAGAGAGGAAATGTTCAAATCCGCTTACTTCTGAATCTGTATTATCTACAACTTCTTCCGTTACGACTTCCATCATTTCAGTCTCACCTTCTTCAATTTGCTCAGAAACTATATAATGACCTGTATTATCCATAGTCCAATCAACACCTTCCATAATGCCATTTACAAATGCATTAGGTGCTGATGGGTCTTGAACAATATCAACTGTGCTAAGATGAAAATCATCTTTAACATAATTAACGCCATTTTTCATTTCTATGCTTCCCATACCACGACTTGAAACACCAAGTTGAACACCACCTTCAACCAAACCTTTTACAATTTGCCCCATAGGGGTATCTAAAATAAGTGCTTTCCCAATCACATTATTACCGTCCCATTTAAGTTCTGTAATTCTGTGACTAACTTTATCTAAGTTGATTGATGGACCTTCTGGGTGATTTAACTCACCAACGGCCCTACCAGTCATTACTTGTTCATTGTTGTATCTATCTACTGCATTATTAAGAACTTCTCTAGTATAAACTCTACCATTTCGGTTCTTGCCTTCTGCCTGCATAAAGATACCTTCGATATAAGTTTCTTTCTTACCATTCTTTCCTTCGGTAATAGAGTAACCTAATCCTTCATTTGTATACTCTGCTATTAACTTCATGCTAATCCTTCATTTTCCCAGCGTCTATAGCTGTTTCTATATCTTGAACTGCTTTCTTCATCT